CCGGGGGTGACGGTCGTCGACGCGTTGGTGAAAACCGTCACGGGCGCACTCCACGAGGAGCGAATGTTGTTGTAAACCGTGCGCACAGCTCTGGAATAGCGCGTGGATGGAGTTAGTCCTGTTAAAGCCTGTGTTGTAGGTGAAATGGTGTCAAGAACTGCGTACGACTGCGCTACGTCAGCGATTTCATATGACGTGGCCCCTGAGACTGCAGTCCAAGACAACGATGCTGTTGTGCTGGTGATGGAACCAGCAGCTAGTCCAACGGGGGCGGGAAGGGTTGACGTGTAGGTCATGATGGTTTGTGAATACGTGGTTCCGTCTACCGTTGTTTCTAAGCGGTAGTCACCTCGCGTATTTGGGGTAGAGGTGATCTCGTAGGTGTAGTTAGCACCTGTGTAGAGAGGCGTTGGGTTGTTGACCTGATACAGCGTCCAGTTAGTTCCGGTGCCACCCCATGCGAGCACGATGTCTTTCCACGGGCTGGTTCCGTAATACGAAATGAAATAGTCAAGGGGATTCATGTCAGACTCCTGTCATGGCTTGAAGCGCGGCCACGTATTCGGCCGGGTTTCCGGGCACGACGATGGTGTTGTTGGTGATTTGCTTTCCTGTTGTTGCGTCCTCAAGTCCCAGCAGTTTGGATCGATGGGTCATGATTTTTAGGACGCTTTCAACTGAACGCGAGTCGCCTGCCATGGCGGCCGGCCACACAGCCCTTTGCAGGGCATCTAGCCTGTTGAGTTCCACTGTCAACATTTGATGCTTTGCGCTTTCATCTACAAGCGTGGCTGCATATCGAATAGCTTCAGAAACAAGCCCGGCAGCTGCTGTCTCAGTGATCTTTAGGGCTTCGGCTATCTGCCACCACGTTTGGCCTTCAAGACGCAGGTCGTGGGCCTTCTTAGCAAGCTTTGCTCGCTGCTCGGCTTCGTTGGCTTCAGACAGAGCTTTGTTTGTACGAGCCAATGCTTTGGAGGTGGTGGTGCTTTTTCTGGCCGTCATGCTGGCCATCCGTCTTTTACAGCCTGTATGGCTGCTTTGATGGTTTTGTATTCCTTCATGACTGCGCGTCGCTCACGCTCGTCAAGACCACCCCAAATTCCCCAATATTCGCGGGTAATGAGGCTGTGCTCAAGGCAATTGAATTGCACAGGGCATTTCTTGCAGATGTCTTTTGCTTGAGCTCTTTCAGTATGGGTGAGGGGGTGTTCTTCGGTGCCGTAGAAGACTTCTACGGGGACGGTGGTGCATCCTGCGTCGTCAAGCCATGAGTCCCTTGGCGTGGAGGGCAAGGCAAGTAGCATCGATGGCGTCTTGGCTGGTGCACTTGGCGTACCAGATCGGGTGATGAAGAAGGAGCCAGGATGCGACTTCTTCTTTGTTCGAGTTGCCACGTCCGGTTACCGCCTTTTTCCATGTTGCTGGGGGCGCTAGAGCAACGGATGCTCCAGTTTGTCTCGCGGTGATGCAAATTGCTCCAGCAACCATACCGAGTGATACACCGACACGTAAGTTGCGACTCGCCCCGATGATGGGTGATTCCACTGATACGTGGGTCGCTTCGCCCGTTTTGAGTGCATTCCAGACTGCATCGCCGATGACGGTGAGAGATTCCAGGTTGTCTTTTGGCTGGAGCACGATGTCGTCAAAGATGCCTGCTTCTGGAATAGAAATGGCTACCTTGGCGGTTCCGTAATCGATTCCGGCGTAGGTCATTTTTAGCCCGTGCTTTCTATGGTGAGAACGATCCACTCGTCTCCATGTTGGGATTCCATGGAGTACAGAGCTGCGCAGAAGGCGCAGAAATACGTGGCTCGGTGCTTTCTAATTAGACACGTACTTGACGGCCTGGCGCAGGTTTCACAGGGGATGTAATGACTCATGGCTAGACGTCTTGTTTCGCTAATTGGCTGTCAATGGCGTCAATGATGTGATCGAAATACGCAAAACGCTCACTGTCACGAGCGTCAGTAAGAATCATGATGACTGTGTTCCAGTCACCATGCGGCATATCAACTTTTGCCATTGTTAACTCCAGTCTTTTGGGTTTGCCTTATGGCAGATGTGCTTGTAGTCGCACCAGCGTTGGCCGGCCAACCATGAATCAACAGTCTTTTGATCGTGTTCTGCTGGATCCCAGCCTTCTTGCAACATTTCGCAACCAAAGAGTCGGGCAGGTAGTTTGCCTTCGGCGATACGGGAAAGCGTATCGGTGGCTTCAACGTCCATCTGTTCCAACAATTTCTTGTCCCGTTGAATACGGAATTCACGGAAACGCAATCCGCCTCGATCCAGATACACAATGGAGGCCTCGGTTTCCCCTGTAGCGGCCATGTAGGCGTGTACCTGCTTGATGTGCGATTCGATGGCTGTTTCCATGGCTTCCACGGCAGGCATTCCCCGCCACCCGTTGTACTTTTCTGTGGATACGGTTTTAAGCTCAAAGATTGAGCCGTCTTTGCACACACCGTCCATGGCGCCCTTGAGGTGCCAGCGCTTGTATTCGACAGGAACCTCAATGTCGGTCAGCCAGCCGGCGCTCATGCCTTCGGCTTGGAACCAGTAATGCGACAACGTTCCGGCCTTGGCTGCATCCAAATACGGGCTCTCAGGGTCGTCTTCTGTTGGCGCCCCTAAATAGCTCATTGCTTGGGCTCGCCAGCAGGGGTTCCCAATCATGGAAGGGCGCAGTCTGCGAGAGCCGTCCGATCTGCTTCCTGACGTGAGGTCGCGAACCATGGCCTGATAAGCAATCTCAAGGCAGTCCATATTCATGGGAGAGCCTTCTTTTTTGTATTGAGTGATCCACGCTGTAACCGGCTTGTCGGTGCCGCGCTCAAGCGCTAATGCGGCGATGGCGTTTTTCTTGCTAGTCATTGGCTCAACTCCTTGTATCGATCAGAGAATCCAGGCAAAAGGTCATTTGCTTGGGAGATGTGTGTGTCGATTTGTTGGGCTGATAAGTAGCCTGCGTACTGCTTCAGGATGTCGAAGCGACCTGCCCACACAGCGGCTAGTTGTGTGTCGCTGTTCGGTGGAGCGGTTAGCACTAGCCAATTGGCTGCGTCGTGCGCTGTCTTGGCACGTTGGCTTTTGATCATGCAACTTTCTCCTTCGTAGTGGCAAGGTCGCTTAAAGCTCCAACTTCCGCCAGGGCAGCAATAACGCCGCCGCATGCTTCGGGGGAGTGGCCTTTGCGAAGTGACGCGGATCCTGTAACTGCCCGGCCGTTGACTTTGTTGGCGAGGTCAGCCAGTGACGCAAATGGCGCCTTTTCTTCTAACTCAAGCGCGGCCTTCATGCCAACGCCTTTGACGCTAGTCAAGCCCTTTCTGATGGCGTTGGATTGGAAGTCGGCCGTGTAGAACGGCCCTGATTTGTTGATGTCCGGCGGTCTGATTGACACACCTTGCCTACGTGCGGCAGACAGATAGATGCCTTCCTGATCGTCACCGATGTAGGCGTTCAACTGACCTGTCCAAAACGCGACAGGATGATTTACCTTGAACCAGCCCGTGATGTAAGCAACTAGCCCGTATGCGGTGGCGTGAGCGCGGTTAAACGAATACCCCGCAAACTCCAGCAAAGCGTTTTCTAGCCACGCACGGTCAGCGTCAGAAAGACCCTGAGCGGCCTTTTCTACTTCGGAAATAACCTCGGCCATAACGGACGAAGCATCACCGACGTTCTTGTTCGACGCCTTGATTGCTTTTCTGGCCTTTTCAATGAACGCAATGGGTAGACCAAAATTGCGCATGATGTCCATGGCCTGCTCCTGAAACAGCATGACCCCGTATGTGTCTTTCGTCTGTTCCATGATTACGTCGTGGCGTTGAACAATTTCTTGGTCACCTGATTTGCGTGCCATGTAATCATCGGTTGCGCCAGACTTCATAGCGGCAGGTCGGAACAGTGCTACGGCGGCAATGATGTCGCTCATTTTGGTGACCTTCATTTGCCTGATTCCTCGAGCAGATGCCGGTCCTTCTAACTGAAAAATGCCTTCGACCTGCCCTTTGCTGAGCATTTGAAACACATTTTTGTCGTTCATAGGAACAGTCCACGGGTCAACTCCAGTCAGGGCTTTCATCGTTGTGAGCGCCGTGAGTGTTTTCAGACCCAAGACATCAAGCTTGACCAGCCCCATAGACTCCACATCTTTCATGGGAAAGGCCGACACCATTGTTTTGCTGGACGCCACCCATTGCAGTGGGAGCCCGGACAGGCTGGACTCGTCGGGGGCTACTACTACGCCTGCGGCATGCACGCCCACCCCTGAATACGGTGAGTGGGATGACAGAACTCGCAGCTCTTGCATTTCTTCTTCGGGGATTTCGGCGTGCGGATCCCCACCTGTGCGGCGTTGCTGCTGCTTCCACCGCACAATTAATGAACCCTTGGACTCGTCCTTTTCTGACAGTCCGAGGGCAAGCCATGTTCCGATGCGGTACGTGGTGTACTGCTCGTCAAGCATGGCCAGCACTTCGTCACGCCTTGCATCTTCCACGTCGATATCGATGTCAGGCATAGACGCCCTATCGGTTGAAAGGAAACGTTCGAATGGAAGTTTCCACGTGATGGGGTCAAGCCTTGTGATACCAAGCAGGTAGCACAGAAGCGATCCTGATGCTGATCCTCGAATGTTGTAGGCAATGTTCTGCTTCCTAATCCAGTCACAGACTTTGGCTGTGAATAGCAAATATCCGGAGAATCCTGCTCCGGCAATGACATCGATTTCTGCGTCAATGCGGTCGCTGTATTCCTTTGTCTTTGACTTAGGAATCTTTCCTTTGATTGACAAGTCAGTCATGGCATCGACTGCGCGTCGCAATAGTTCGTCGTCAGGGTCTTTACCTGGCGTGACGTCGGGTATGGCTGCCTTGAAAGTGTCTAGTTCCTTGATGCGCACTTTGGCTTTGCTCAGAAGGTCTTGGAGCCCTTCCATTCCTGAGTTGTATACGCGGGGAATGTGATGGTCTTCCATCCACGCTGAATCCACCATGTGGTAGCCGTCGCCAGGGAACACGGCATCGTCAGGGTCGTCTGACCACGAGACTAGGCGCTTCATTGTTTCGTGCGCGCCTTTGTCGATTTCGTGGCAGTAGTGCGAGTCCTGTGTGATGACTGTGGGCAGTCCTAATGAATCTGCCACGGCTTGCAGGGCTATTGACACTTTGGTGTCGTCATGATCGTTTGTGTAAATCATGTGGTTTTGGATTTCGACGTAGCACCCTGATCCGAACCAGCCTGCAAGGGATTGGACAACGTTCTTGACGCCACGCATGTCTCCACCAGAGCGCATAAGAGTGGGGGCTAGACCAAACCAGCAGCCGGTGAGGACGCTGATGCCTTTAGTGGCTCCGTCTTCTGCTGCCTGTGCTAGGTCTGCGAGGTCAAGGATGGGCTTGTATTTGAAGTTTCTTTGTGATGCGTTGACAAGGGCGACAAGGTTTCTGTATCCCTGTTCGGTGGTGGCGACCATTCCAAGGTGCATGGTGGAGGGGCGTGGCGTGTTGCGGTCGAAGGCAACGTAGGCCTCGACGCCGGGTAGCGGTTCGATGCCGGCTTTGCGTGCTTCTCTGTACAGCTGTGCGGCTCCTCCAAGGGTTCCGTGGTCAGTGAGGCCAATGGCGGGGTAATTGAGTTCTACTGCCCGATCAACGATGGCCTTGGGGGTGGGTAATGCGTCTTTTGCGCTGAACATTGAGTGTGTGTGAACACTCCAGAACGGCATGCCGCTCACGCGATCTCCTTTGTGTCAAGAAATGGTGCAGGGGGCCGGTTGGTCAGTCCGGCCCCCTGCGGCTTGTGTGCTAGGCCGCGGCTGAGTTCATAAACTCCAGCAGCGCGTCCTCGTGCTCGGTTGCCAAAGCGATGAGCTCGTCCTTCTTTGCCGTGGGGGCGACCTTCACCCCAATGGCTGTGAGCATTTTCTTCAGACGAGCAGGAACTTCCTCGCTCCAGTCGTGACCGTCGGATCCACTGTCGGAGGAGGCCACTGCTTCCTCGAACTCGGTGATGGCCTCGTCGTCTTCTTCGACGCTGACGTCGTCGTCTTCGGGTTCTGCCTGATGGGGGTTGAACATGATGTCCGTTACCCCATCAAGTGCGTTGACCCAAGCCTCGACTTCGGCGCGCTTGTTCTCTGCCCAGTCATGAAGATTGATGGGATCGGGCAGCGGGATTGGTTCGCCAATCTCGTCATCGGCATCAAAAGCAAGGTTTCCGTCCTTGAATGAACCGGAAATCTTCAAGGTCCACCGTCGACCAGCGGGTGAATAGTCCTTGTTCTTCTTGCGGTCGCGCACCATGAGACGCTTCCAGTCCTCGTACCACGAGGTAGCCATTCCCAGAAGGATGTGGTCACCTGGCTTGGGGTCGTACTTTGCCTTGTCACCGTCATTGAGCCGTCCTTCAATGAAGATGCAATTGACGTAGGTGACATCCTTGGGCTTGGTGTGCTTGGGCGGCTCCCAGTCATCTGGTGCTTTGAAAGGCTTCATGCACTCGTACTTGCTAGGTGCAAGCCGCTGCAGAAGGGGATCAGTTGCGTACTGGCGCTTCATTGATCCGTCGCGACCACGAACGAT